CAGCAATAAATTCATCGCGAAGTGTTTCGATTTTGGATTTATATTTGTTAAATAAATCTTCTTTGGCTTCATACATTTGTTCATTTTCGTTTAACTGGAAGCCTGCAAGCTTCTGCATGCGTTGAAATTCTTCGGATAAGATTTGTTTGCTCATATTAGATATTATGTTTAATTAAGCTTACGAAATTTAGCTAATGCTTCGTTTACTGCTGATTCGATATTAAGTGATTCTTGTAAAGATAAATTAGGTAATTCAGATATATATTTATCTAGATCTGCTTGATCTTTTTCTTCATATTTATACCCAAAGCCAACAGTTGCTTGATCTAATTGTTTAGGATCTTTTACTATTTTTCCTAAAACCAAAGTAGCAGCTTTTTTAAATGCTGGGATTAGTGTCTTTTCAAATTCTATAGCTGTAGCTGCTTTATCTTTAGAATAATTATCAAATTTTACTACTCCTTTTCCTTCTTTATTATAAAACCCAATATTAAGTAATGCACCTTTATAGTTATCTTTATCTCCTACACTTGGGATTGTAACTCCCATATATAAATGAGGTTTATTACCAGTATCTGTACTTGGTCTATAAGATACGTCGATATCTTTTATTTCTACATTTTCTCCAAATATTTCTTTGACTACTTTTTCAAATTCAGGACCTAAATCAGTTAATTTCATTTCTATTGTTTCATTCAACTGTGATTCATTAATAATACCTGCAAGCTTTTGCATGCGGATAAATTCTTCGGATAAGATTTGTTTTTTCATATTGTTCTTTTTATAGTAGTTTTAAATTGTTCAAATTGTGGTTCTGCATTTTCTCCAAATATTTCTTTGACTATTTTTTCAAATTCAGGACCTAAATCAGTTAATTTTAGTTCTACTGTTTCATTTAATACTGCCATCATTTTTCTAGCTTGGCTTTCAGTAATTAAACCAGCCAATTGATTCATTCTAATTAAGTCTTTTATTTTGTTAGTTTTGTTATAAATATATCAAAAAAATATTACATTTATTTGGCAGGTTCAAAATATCCTTTAAATGTTATTCTTATTTTACCACCCTTTTGGTTTGCAGCTCTTGTTGGAGTACAAATTTTTTTAGTATTTGGTGTTTCGTTAGGTGTTTGACAGGGTTCTTTTCCGTTAGTGTTTGTACAATTTGTACACCCATAAGGGAAAACACCGTAAATACCAGTATTGCCACCTATAAATTTATTTTCTATTGTTCGAACACTTTTACCATTTGCAAGCCAATCAGGACCCCCAATCAAATCTATATGCATAATACAGTTAACACCAGCAATACAACTTAAATCAAGCCCTTCATTAGAACCTTCAGGAACATTTGTGCTCCATTCAAATATATTAACACCTGTGGGCCAACTTGTTGATGGACAGTTTTGAGGACCAGTTCCAAATGCTACGTTACCCGAAAATTGTAATGTAGGTGTATAAGACAAAGTATCGTTTGGTTTCAACCATACAGACCCTTGCAATCCTGAACCTACTGGAATACCAAAAATACCATCAACAGATTGAACCCAAGTAGAATCTGCTGGTGCATTGATTGTTAAAAACATCTGAACGCTGTCTTTAGTTGAATTTACAACTTCGAATCCTGTGTTCCCGAAAGTAGGGTCAGGGGGAAAGTTATTACTGGTTGAGCAATTTTTCCATAGAATTGCTCCTGCTATTACAAGACCAATTCCGATTAAAATTTTTGTGATGTTTTTCATTTTAATAATTTTATTATAAATATTATAAAAAGTCTTTAGTATAAAATTTTCCTAAAATATTGTCGTTGTAAAATTCTTCTGGTTTTTCAAGTACAGAGTATACAAACAAATGTTTTGTTTCATAGTAAGTTAATAACTTTTTAGAGGTAGCCAAGCATAAGATTTCTCTTTTAAACTCATCATGTTTGCCCTCTTTTAATATAGCTACAATTTCTTTATTGGAACCATAGTATGTTTTCCAATCAGATTCATTCATAGCAAGTTTATAGGCTGGTTTACGACCAGCTACATGAGTATACTCTAGTAATTCCTTTTTAGTAAGTTTTACTTTCTTTTGGTGCATTAAAACTTTTTTACCAATATAGGCTTTGCCTGTTGGTTGATGGACAACTCGATAGATAAAACCAAAGGTCCCTTCAGGGAAGGAGGAGAGTGTCTCCATAGGTTCATTTTTATAAGTCCACATGTTATTATCGGTCTAAGTTAATAAGAATTGTTGTGTCGGTTGTGTTTGACGTTTGTAACGGTTGGGCTAATTTACCCACTGCTAACAACTCTTGATTTTCATTATACAATCCTATTGTTGTAATGAAAGGTGAAAAATATGAAGATGTAACATAATCATAAACAGAACCAGTTGGATAAGGAAAATTATACCAAGATCCAGAAATATTAGCACTGCTAGATACAGTTGAAGGGTTTAAAGTATAATTAAATTCGTTTTCTCTAATAGTACACTTATATTGTGATTCATAAATTATAAGTGAAGAAGAGAATGAACAAGTAACATTAGTTGTTTCTACTGAACCTGAAGCTAAAGCTTGGTTTGTTATAACAGCTATACCGTGAGAATAAATAATATTTCCTACATTTATACTACCTGATAATAGATTACCTTCTCCATCATCTGTTATAGTATGAGTGCTACCTGAAATAAATGTATAATTAAATGATTTAGGTTGAATATTATCACCAAATAGTTTAGAAGATATTGAGATAACCCCTACAAATTCATTTGAACCAGTTGGAAAATCTCTTGAAGCAGTAAGAGTTGACTGTAAATAATTAAAATATCTACCTGTTGAATTAGTAGGACCTACCAATCTATCTCCTTCAGAATCAGCACCAGGCACTAAACTAGCTGTTTGAACAGCATCACCATAGCTTTGAGTTAAAAAGTTTGAGTAATAAAGCTCTTTAATTGAATCATAAACTAAAACTTGATATTGAGTAGATAAAGTACCTGTAGTGGATTGGTTAGTTAAAAACGAACCACTATTTTGACCTAAAAATCTATCAATACCTGTTAGTTGACCATCAGAACCTGTAGCAAATTGAGATTGAGGGAGTGAAAATCTCTTATTAACCGTAAATGGTAATAATTTTAAATCAGATGCTAGGAATTGTTTGTAAGCGATACCCATTCATTAGAAGTCTAGCTTAACGCGGATTAGGGCTTCTTTAGTGAAGTCTTTAAGTAGTGGTCTAGAAAGTTTAGCTACAGCTAATAATTCATTAGTGTCATTATATAAACCAACTGTAGTAATATACACTTGAGGATTATCTACAAAACTTGAATATAATACCTCACCAGTTGAACCTGAGATAAATGATGGATTTTCTGAGTAGTTAAATTCGGAACTTCTAGGTCTTATAAAAATAAAGTCTGATGTTACAGTCTCTTGTGAATTAAGAGTAAATGTAGATGCTGTTGAACCTGAGATTGCTAAAAATAATCTAGCATTATTATTACCTGGAGCATCTAATGATCTACTTACATTAAGACCAATACCACCTGCTGCTAATGAACCTGTTAAAGCAGTTGGATTTAATAAAATTGTTCCAATATCAGGTAATAACCAACCATATGATCCCAAATCAGCACTCCAACCATCAGCTGTAATACCAGTATTTGAAGAACCAGCTCCAGTAGCAATTGTGCCAGCAGCCGATGCTGAGATTAGATTATATACTCTACCAGCCTCAGTAAATGTAGTTGTAGTTACGTAATTGCTATCATCAGTTAGATTAATAACACCTAATGAACCTGAAAGTTCTAAGAATAAAGAACCGGGGAAAATAGCTTCTTTGTAACGATTTCTTTCAATTGAAATAGCCCAAAAATCAGAAGATGTTACATTACCAAAAATAAACGCTGCGTTTTCGTCTCCTAATACTAGGTTTTGATATTGACCATATATAGTTGTAGTATATGAAGATCCAGTTACAGCGTCATTATAAAGTGTACTACCACTACCGTTAGCATTACCATAGGCAATTGCAAATTGAATATCTTGGGCAGCTGAAGATGAGTAAACGTTTAAGTAGTAATTACCTGATTGACCAGCCGCCTGAACAGATGAGGTAAAGAAATATGTTAGGGTAGGAACATTACCAACCCACATTGCAGCAGTAATTGAGTCTGATGATATTACAAAATCGTCGGCTTCTAATCTTTTAAATGACATAGTCTATATATTAAGATACTTTAGTTACAGTTACTGGGATGGTTATTCTAGCTCCTGAATCTCTACCTTCTACAGTTAATGTAGCGTACAGAGCATTTTCTAAACCAAATAATGTATTTACTGTGGTTGCTTTTAGGTTTAATGTAGTACCAACTACTGTTTTAGAAACGTTAGCACCAATTGTATTAGTTTGATTAAGAGCTTGTGCTTGTGGAGTATTAACACCTGCTCCTGTAAATGTACTCATCAATCTAACATCTGAGATAGTAAATGTGTAACCTGAAGGTTCAACCTGATTACCACCTGTGTAATTTAAAGTTTGTGGATTAACTGCTAATGAAGCACCCTGTTTGATAGTAATTGAAGAGAAACCTAGATCTAGGATAGGTAGTTTAGCTGTACCACGAGGTAAAGTAACTAACTTATATTTCATTACTTGAGTCTCGTTAGGGAAAGCTTCAAGCAAAGGCATGTTTTGGATTGCTTCACCATAGTAAGCAGAACCAGAAGGCTGATTTGGATTATATAAAGTATAATCAATCTCATCATCAGCTAAAGCGAACTGTGTAATTCTAAAAGTACCATCTGCTTGGGCTAATAATTGACGGCCCTTTGTTGTTAAGATAGCATCTACAGTTACTACTGAGTTATTTAAATATCCCATTTTCTAATCTAGATTTTATTATAAATATACAAAATTTTTATTTCTTAATCACGTTATAGTCCACCTTTAGCGGTTCCACTTCCACCCGATGATGGAGAATATACCCATGTTTGGCTTCCATCATTCCAAATATAGATCTGATTACCTACAGTTACTTGTTCACCATTTGAAATGCCTGCTCTACCTACTGGGAGGAATAAATTAGTATTTTGAGTTGGTGCAGCTCCTGTTGTTGTAGCTCCTTCTGCACCCGCTGCTACTGGTAGACTTACAGTAGTAGTACCTGTTGTAGTTACTTGAGGTGTTATAGTAGTATTTTGAAGTACTGATAGTGAAGACTTCATGTTTGCATTAAAGTTTGAAGGAATAACATATCCTCCTCTTTCACCTATACCTGAAGGGAAATAATCTAAACGAATTTGCAAAATTACAGGTTGGGGAAATGGGTTAGCTTGCCATATAAGAGCTAAAAGACTTTGATTTACCTCAATATTTCCCTGACCATCAGTCCCTAGTGGTCTAGTTTCGGGAACCTCATATCCTGATCCTGTTTTAAATTGCCAAAAACTAGCAGTAGTACCATTTAACATACCACTACCAAATCCACCACTTCCTGAAGGGATTAAACTTATACTAGCAACTTCATATACACCTTGAGTAGCTAAAGAATTATCAAAAGTATGATCATAATTAGATCCACTACTAAAAGGAATTAATGAAGATTGACTAACATAATATTCTTCAAATGTAGGTAAAGGATAAGCAGATGCACTATATAAAGTTACAAACCATTTATTCCCTAATTCCAAACTTTGACTAACTAAAATTGAAGCTGAATATAAAGTATCAAAATTAGACCCAGTAGCATATCTATCGTTATCATCAACTACTTGACTTTTAAGAACAAAAGGTGAAGCAGGAGTAAATCCAGTACCATAAAATACTAAACCACCTCTAGTACTATCAACCCATGAACCACTAAAATTATAAGGAGCTCCTGCTCCAAAAGTTTGTTGTCTTGGAATAAAATATACAGAATTAGCGGGGAATCCTATTTGACCATTTGCTGTTATAATTTTATTGTCTTTAATAGGAGAAACATCATTAGAGAATATTTGAACTGGTTGATTATATCCTAGATATTGATCTACTAAAAAATTAAATATATTAGGATTATTTTGATCTATAATTTCTGTTTTAGAAGGATCTTGAAATATACCAATATTTTTAATATTTAAAGCTGTACCCTTAGCCATTTCTGGATAAGTACCTTGAACATAATCAATATTAAAGGCAATGTTACCATAATAATTAATAACAGGATCTTTACCAAATGATTGATCACCAGGCCATGAACCTGTAGGTGGAGTATAAACATTATAAGTAAGACCTGTTACTTTAGAACCACT